ACCTCATTCGGAGGAATAGAACCTACGTTGATAAAGAAAGTCCTTTTTTCAGGAGATCTCATAATACGGTGAATCAACATAGCATCCTCCATAAGAGTCAACTGCTTGTATACCTTTCTAGCTCCCTCTAAGTAAGATCTACCATAAGGTAAATAAGTAGTATCACTCAGTAGTCTAAAGTGAGCAACTTCATAGTTATCTAAATGTATAATACTATCACTATCTCGTCTAATAGTATAGTTCTGATTAACAGAAGATGCTATACCCTGCATGTTCAACTTAAATATTACCTCAGTAGGTCTCTCCTCATTCTCACCTTCGTGACGAGTTACATGGTATACAGTGTATGGAATAACATTATAAACACCATAATTCTCGGCTATCTCTAATTTCAAAAAGAAATCACCATATTTACAGGTCTGTCTAATCCAAGACCATAGATTAAAATCAACATTTAAAACATCATAAAATAAATTTGAAAGAGACCGTTGAATATTCTCATCAGAAGATTTAATAGTTATAATTTCTCCCAAATCACTTTTCAAGGTAGCTTCATCAGCCAATACATCCAATGCAGAATGTATAATGGGATCAGTATCCATTGACTCATAGTCAGTATAAATCTGAGCTCTAAGGGTTTGATAATTTAAATTAGGATTAAAGCTGTTAAGAGTATTATACTGATATAATCTAGTAAACCTGTCTATAAGTGAATTCGTTTCGAATTTACCTGAGCTCTGGATTTTGTTTATATCCGTTACTTTTAATTCGTTTCCCCCAACATTACGTATGATTACGTCTGAGCTGAAGAGTCTCCTTAGTTTTGAAAATACAGAAGTATCTGCCATTTTATAGTGGTATTATTTAGTATAAATATTAGTCTCTTATTTTAACAACCAACTAATATCTTGATCGCCATGAGATGTTTGTACATTATACGGATTATTTTTCATATATCCTACTGATTTAATGCCTGGTGCCCTAGTATTTGTGTTTAAGAATGTTTGCATTTGTGCCCTAGTTAAATCCATTCCTTGTTGATGCAACCTCAATGCAGTGTCTCTAACATATAATCCGGTAGCAAACGAAGTTACTAAATCATCATTGTACCCAGACTGCGCCTGTCCCTTTCCGTTCTTCCAAATAAAAACTCTTAATTCAGTTAATAATCTTTTAGACCTTATTGTGCAGGACTTATCTCTAATATACTCACATAATTTTGCAATAACTAATGGTCTAGTCCTAGAAGTCATAGAAAATCCAGGAACCAACTGTGCCCTTTCATGCTTTGACATATAGGACTCCACCGTTTCCTGATCTGATTTAGTACTATAATACAAATTCTTATAACCCCTTTCTAGTACCTGCTCAATTGTTGCCCATCCTATGTTTGCGTTTTCTACTACTAGTAGTGCGTCATTATACTCTGCAGCTATCCCAACCAATACATTACCAAAATCTCTAGGCTGTATCTTGCTTTTAAATTCAGCTACTTGAGAACATGCCTCTATGTCTAATATATGAAACGTAGAAAAATCAGCCCCATCTCCTCTAGCAACGTCAGCTACAACCATATATGATTTTTGATAATCTGGATACTCCCATACCCACAAAGTGCCATCAACGCCACGTCTATCAAGAGGATCTGATTGATACGTTTGTTCATAGAAAGTTAAATATTCAGGTTCTATAACTGTATCTCCAGATGAAAGGAAATCACAGTCACATTCCTGAGCAGCTGCTCTAGGGCCCAAATCTCTATCTTGTTGATCCCGCCAATCCTGATTTCTTTCTGGGTGAACCGTCCAGGGTAAATTAACAGGAAGAAAAGAGTTTTCTCTAGCCTGAGATGCTACCCATGTTTTATGAAACCAGTTACCAACTCCATTCGGAGTACTAAGTGCTAAACATTGCCCACCTGTTGCAAGCGTTTGTTGCGCTGCAGTAAAGGTTTCTTCAATGTTTTCAATAAATGCTGCCTCATCTATTAACAATAAAGATACTGCTTCAGATCGTGCAGCATCCGTATTAGAGGATTTAGCTTTTATTCTAGAACCATTTTTTAATCTAAGGGATAACTTATTGTGTTCTGTTGCCGGAAGTTGTAACCACTTAGGCAACTCCTCGTACATAAAAATTACTTTAGATACTAAGTTTCTAGCGGTCTCTTGAGTAGTAGCTAATGCTAAAACGTTTTTATCCTTATGAAACAACATCAACCACAAAGAATATCCAGCTGCTAATGTTGATATACCTAACTGCCTTGATTTTAAGGTTATTAGATACTGATGATCCTTAAATAGATGTAATACATCCTCTTGAAAAGGAAATAAATTAAATAAAATTCTACCTCTTTTTGGATGCTGTATATAACAATACTTCCTCATGAAGTACGCAGGGTCTTTCGCACACTTTATGTACTCCTGTGCTACTATCTGCTTTAGGTCTTGATTCATATAACTCTTTTTACATAAATAGATATAAAAAAAGAAACTCCGTATTTCTACGGAGTCGGTCCAAGGGAGCTACCCAAGGAGAGGTTTTTAATATAGCTTTGTTATGGTATATCGTAATCTCTATTAGAATCATACATATCCTCAGCTCTGCTAACCGCCTGATCTAATGCCCTATCATAAATTTCATCTGGTATTAGGTCTTGTAACTGCTCTAACTCATCATCAGTAAGTTCTGTACCATCTAAAAATTGTGCAGATACGATGTATACATCAGCAATGTCAGTATAATCATCTTCGCTAAACCCATCCAATTCTATGGAACCCATATCTACTTGGGACAGATCTAGTATAGATCCCATTTCATTAATCTTAGAATCCCCTACAATTGGTCCATCGCCCATTCCTAAAAGTTTTCTAGCAATATTATGTACAATTAGAGAAGCTATGAAACTAACTAGTAAACCTATGCCTATTCCAAACCAAGGAATATTTAATATTACAGCAATTAAAGCACCTAAAGGAGCCCCACCTAATGATATAATATTTAGACCTGTTAAATTTCTAACAAGATTAACTACCTTTCCTGCAATAGAATCCCTATCAAGTTCTTCATTTACTTGATTAGAATCATCACCATCTGGATTTAATGCTACTGCTTTTTTCATAATATCCTCTAAATCTGGGATACCTTCTGCTTCTGCAATATTAAATTTGGATTTAAATTTAGCTATATCTTCATCTGTCATTTTTGATACAACGGTATCAATGAACTTTTGAAAAGCAGGTAAACTAGTTATTTTATCTTTAAACTTACTTATAATTCCAGATATTGATACCTCTTCTTTAATTACGCCGATTTTACTAGCAGCGGTTAGTTTATTTTCGGATAGGAATTTTCTAAAGTCGAAGTTTTTCATAGTTAATATGTTATTTAAAATAAATAGTATATTTTTTTTAAAAAATATGAGTAAGCCTTGCAACTTGGCCATGCTCCGGATGATGTATATATCCTTCAACTGCTTTAGGAGCATATTGATATCCATTACGGTGATGCCAACCATCTGCAGAACTAGGAGATCTTAGTGTCTCTACATTGACACTCATATAATCTTTACTAATTTTATGATGGACATGGTGCCCATAAATATACCTATGCTTACATTCATGCCAATATTGACTTGATTCGTGCGCCATTAACAAAGGTAAGTCTTGAATTTTGGCTCCATCCATATGAGTAGTGCCTATTAAGTTTTTACCATATTTAACATACTTTCTATGAGTCATATCATTACTAAATGATACATTAGAGCAATTCCTAAACCAAGCTTCAACTGCCTGGAGAAGCATAAATCCACTCATAAAGTCATGATTACTAGGGTTATACACAACTTGAACATCCGCAATAGTCACTAAAGTCTCTATAATATCTACTAATAATCTTTTTGCTTTTACAAAATTATCGTACCACATCCCATCGGTATCTTGATTAGTACCGCTAGTGGTAGTTCTCTTTGGAGTGTCAATATGTAAAATATCATTACCAGTTACAAATATGATTTTATCAATCTTAAATCCCTTTGCTTTATTGAGAAGGCCTTCCAATCCTAATTTAACTCTACTAATAGCTATCTCTTGGTCATACTCTTCTCCTGTTTCAAAAGAACTTGCTAATTTTCCAATGTGTACATCTGCTGGATCAAATACAAAACAATGTCCATCAATATTAATATCCCTTTTGATTGTCTTGTATTCTGGAGCCCACTTCTTTACTTCGGATACTAAATCATCAATAAATGATTCAGGATCAAATTGACTTGAATTAGGCCTTACATTTATTGAAAATTGTTTTCCCTTATACCAATAGCTAGTAACACTATCTGGATTTATACCAACGTTTGAGCATTCTGAAAATAATGCTGAGTGGTCAAAACTTTGTAACTCCCTACCTATTTTTCTTCTGAGAGAATCGTACTTCATGCTTTGCCCAAATGTTGGGTACAAAGACTTTGTAATTTCTGAAATAGATTTACCTGATTGACGTAACTCTTTTACAGAATTTGAGAACTCTTCTGTACTTTTTATCATATAAGTTTTTAATAGTTTTATAACCCATGGTACTACTAAATTATATTAGTAGTATTATTTTTAAGCTGCAGGCTCTTCAAATTCAGGAGCTGTCTCTCCCGGAGGAGTTGGCTCTTCTTCAAATTCAGTTGCAGTTGTTGTAGCCCCTGCGTCTGGTGCGGGAGTACTAGCAGTATCCCCAAAGTCAGCAGAAGCTGCTGCAGGAGCAATATCATCCCCCAAATCGGTAGCGTCTACCTGAGGTTCACTGTGCTTTAATAGCTCTGAAACTCTGTCTAGAGCTTGTTGAAATTCGGCAACGTTTTCTATATAGTATTTTTTACCTTCTATATTAGCTTGAAATCCCTTACCCAACCATTTCAAATAAAATGCCTGCTGGTTGTTTAATACGACTCTAAATGTACTAGGCTTAGGAGATACCCACTCTATGGCCGTAGCAAAATTCCTATAATCCTTTGTCAATAAATTATTTACCGCTCTGTATAGAGATGGAAATCTAGCTAGTAGCTCATCCATTGTTGTAGGAACACTCTGCTCAGATAATACTTCTGCGTATGCCTCTAGAATTATATCCTTTAAATCTGATTTCCTCATGATTCTTTTGTATTTTTTTCTTCCTCCATAAAGTTACGCTCTCTTGTTGTAAATTCTAACCAAGAATCAGCTTTAGTTATGTAATCTTTAGCTAGAATTACTTTAGACTGCCACCAGTTAGGAAAATCAACTTCAGTATTTAATCTTTCGTAAGCCTTAAGCTGCTTGTAAATATTTGCTGCATGCACTGCTGTTTCATAAGCAGTTTGAGATAGCATACCAGGCTCATCATCCACATGGCCAAGATCTACATCCTGACCTAACTTTCTAGAAACATTTACTACTTCGGATTCAGGATAAGACTCCCCACCCTCTAATGTAATAAAAGAATCTTTTTTATCTACTACAGTACCTCTGCTTCCACCGTAACTCTTACTTATTTTAACTTTATCCCCAACTTCTATCATTTCTGAAATGAAATTTGAATCCTCGATATGAAGGGTAGAACCCTCTAGTATAGCTCTAAACTCTTTAGATCCTCCTAAATATTTCTTGCCTCTTGATTCCAAATATACTAGGTTTTCTTTGGAATCAAAATTAATTTCAAAAATAATATTACCTACTTTTATTTTGTCTCCGATAAATAATGTAATTCCATCCCTATCTCTAACTGACATTTCATTAACATCCATATCATTAAATTCTAATTCCCCTTCAAAGTGTTTA